TGAAAAAGCCCTTGATCTGGTAGTCGTACAAAAACGGCGTTCCGTCGTCCAACCGCGGGAAAATGGTCATGGACTTCTCGGCAACCGCGTCCGCTCCCAGCGCTGCCACCTCGTCCTCCACGCTTGCCGCATCCGGCGCGTGGCTGCCGATAAACTCGCGGTAGATATCAGGGTTTGCGGGGCTGGTACCGAGAATCGGCTCGATAAACGTTAATTTAACTTTGAGTTCTTTCATCTTTCATTTCCTCCTGTTGTGTGTTAGTCCTCTTCGCTGGTCCTCATTGCCTTTTCTACTCTTGCGGTCTGTGCGGCTCCCGATGCCGCTCTGATTTCCGTTTCGGTCACGCCGTACAATCTGGTCAGCGGTCTAATGTACTTGCTTGCGATACCATTCACACCGCGTTCCCAGTTCGACACCGCGGAAACTCTTACACGCAGCTTCTTCGCTACGTCTTCCTGCCGCAAACCGGCATTTTCTCGGATTGCCTTTAATTCCAAGCATTCTCCCCTCCTTATAAAGTTCAGAACTTTATATTGACAAACGCAAACAACCCCGCTATTATGTAAGTGTCAGCCAACAAAATATCGGTTATAAGTCCGCAAAAACGGAAAATCCGTTGGGGGCTTGTTTTTTGTTGCCTTAATTAAGTTCTGTAAGGCTATTATAGCCGATGTTTCATCGGCTGTCAATCGGTTATCCGGTGAAACATCGGATTTTACGCTTTGCACATTTTTTTCTTTCTCCTTTGTGAGGGTTTGTCAATGGCGCTATTTGATAAGCAAATAAAAAAATACGTCGAAGAAAACTTTTCTGAAAAAGAAAAAGCACTCGCAGAAACCGAGCGCTCTGTCCAGCGGCATTTTGCTAAAAGCCGCGAATATAGAATTATGCTGCAAGATTATCAGAAGAAATTGCGTGAGCGTGATAGAGCCCTTTCTGAAAAAGAAGCCAAACTATCTAAACGCAAAGAGGATTTGGACGAATTCGAATCCACATTAAAGGCGCGAGTAAAAGAAGATGTTGTGCGAGAGGCCAAAGAAGAAAAAGCTACGTTAAAAGCGGATTCTATAAAGCTGCAAGAGGAAATAAAATCCTTATCGGCGAAAAAAGCCGGCCTTATGGCTGCGGAATACAAAATTATAGACTGGGTCTCTCGGATGGAGAAAAAAGAAAGCGAAGTATTCGACGAAATACTTGCCGACGCAAACAAATTCCAAAAGTTCAAACTGTCTATTGATGGGTATGAGTTTGAAAGCTACGTTGCCGATCTGCTTATAAAAAACGGCTATGAGAAGGTCGAGGTAACAAAAAAGTCGCAGGATTTCGGAGCCGATATTCTTGCCGAGAAAACAGATGTGCGATATGCGTTTCAATGCAAATACTACTCAGGACAAGTTGGAATTGAAGCGGTGCAGCAAATTTACGCAGCAAAAGAGCATTACGATTCTCATGTTGCAGTTGTCGTTACAAACAGCGTGTATACAAAAGCCGCTAAGATTTTGGCAGAAGAATTAAACGTAGTCCTGTGGGACTGCGAAGACCTCACGGTTTTGTCACAAAACAAGGATATGTAATTATGCCTAAGAAATTAGATAGTGTAAGCCTTAACACAAACTGCGTAAATTTAATTGTAAATTACTGTGAAAAAGCGGATATAAGCGAAGCGGCGTTTTCGAGAAAATTCAAGAAAAATAACGGTTGGGTAACTGACTTACGCAGAAGCAAAAATTTGAATTTGCCGTCAAAAGAACTTGCTGTGCAAATGTGTTTAACGCTCAACGTCTCCCCCGATGACATCCTCCTGCACGAAGGAAAGACCCCGGAAGAAACCGAAAAGTGCTTAAAAGATATTGAGACGGTGTGGAAACTGGTCGAGGCCGAGGGCATAAAAGAAGCCCCCGCCACAGAGGGCGAGGGCGAAAAGGACGCGCTTATTAAAGCTGTCAGGGAAATAACCGATAAAGATACGGCGCTGGCCGTTTTCGATGAGCTTAGTAAAAAAATGCGGGAGCTGATGTAATGTCTACTTTCTACCCATCGAATCCGCAAGACCGCATGAAAACCGAAGCGGAGCGGAAAGACCATGAGCGGCAGCAAAAAGATCAAGGCGAAAAGGAACGCCGCGAGAAAATGCGGTTTATTATTACTGCTGTTTTTTCTGGCATTGCGGCGCTCGCTGCTGTTGCAGGAGTGATAATTCAACTTGCTTGAGTGCAATCAGCGTGTCAATCTTGTCTGAGATTTCCTTCAATCCAAATACAACGTCGTTGATCTGGCCTTTCATGATGATGCTGTTCTCTGCCAGTTTGGAAATGTCAAACTCGTAGCTCTTCATAGCACACCTCTTTCTTTTAATTTTGAAAATACTTCTGCGCAATCCGCAGGGGTTAACTGGTCTATCATTTCAAGGATTTGTTTGCGCAAGCTCTCAAGGCAATTTTGATCGTTCGTACTGGGTTTATTGCCTTTCCGCATAATCTGTTTTTTTATTGTACCATCTTTCGCACTATTACACAACATTTTGTGTCCCTCCAAGTAATTATAGTAACGGGGCTATATGTCGATTGTCGCACATAGCGGGGCAAGCATCAATATTTCGAAGTAAAGGCACTGCCGCCCTCTGCAACAAACGGCAGTGCCTTTTTGCAGCCAGCGGGAAGCGGTCGCCGCTGCATGTCTTGACCGTACAGCACCAAGCACCGCACTTTCAAGGCTTAGATTTGACCCTTTGACAACTTTCGACAAATTTCATTGCTACAAAAAAGTGCAACATTTGCACTGAAAGGATATGATGTTAAGTGAACATTCAGAAACGATGTCAGGAGCAAAAAGACTTGTTAAGACTAACGCATCAAGATATTGCCGACAAAGCAGGCTTACCGTTGCAAACAGTAAAAAATTTTTTCTCTCGCGCATCTAAGTCCCCATCAGTTTACACAGTCGCTGCGATCTGCAAGGTGCTTGGCATCTCTCTTGATGAGGTGTTCGGGATTTCCGAACACTTGACGCCGACCGAGGAAACTTTGCAAGCGCGGAATGATGAACTGGAACGCCACGTTGACGCAAAAGCAGATATGATTGAGATCATGCGGCGTGGTGTCCGTATCCGCAACGGCGTGATTGCTATAATGTTTGTCATTATCGTTCTGCTGGCCGCATGGTGCTTGTACATTGTTTGGAGGGGAATTTGATGAAGATACCGAAAGCAAAACTACTGCCATCCGGCAACTGGAATGTCAGTGTCATGGTAGACGGAAAGCGCGTGTCCGTCACAGCGCCTACCAAAAGGCAAGCGGAGAATGAAGCCGCTGCATTGAAGTCCGGCGCGAAGTCTGCCGCTCGTGTGTCTGAGCGCACGGTCGGTGATGCTATCGACCGATATATTGACAGCAAGGACGCGATACTCTCCCCCTCCACCGTCAACGGGTACAGAAAACTCCGCAAGGTGGTTTTCCCGGAGCTGATGAGCGTTAAGTGCTTTGCGTTGACGCAGGATCGCGTGCAGCGTGCCGTGAATAAGATGGCGCGGGAAAAGTCCCCAAAATACGTCCGCAACGCTTACGGCTTATTTACGGCGGCAATGTCGGAGGAATGCCCCGATAAGGTGTTCCGGATATCTTTGCCGCAGAAGGAAGCGCCTAAAATCAAAATCCCTACCATGGACGAGATTAGAATTCTACACGAGGATTGCAAAGGAACTGACTTTGAATTGCCTTTCCTGCTGGCCGTCTGGCTCGGCCTCCGTACATCGGAGATCAGAGGTCTAACATGGGATTGTCTTGACGGTGATATCCTGACGATCAAGCAAGCAATGGTAGACGGTGAGGACGGCCCGCAGCTCAAGCAGCCTAAAACCTATAGCGGTAACAGAAAACTAAAAGTGCCGCCGTATATTATGGGGCTGTTTAACGCGGCTCCGCACACAGATGAGTATGTTGTCCATGCAACAAGAAATGTCCTGTATAAGCATCTGCAACGCGCGTGTGTCCGCCGCGGAGTCCAGCCGTTCCGCTTCCACGACCTCCGCCATGTAAACGCGTCGGTAATGCTCAGGCTCAATGTCCCCGACAAATACGCAATGGAGCGCATGGGGCACTCCACAAACAACATGCTTAAAAACGTATATCAGCACACCATGGATGATAAAGCCGTAGCAGTGGCAGATGCCGTTGACGGCTTTTTTGAATCCGCATTTCATCTGTAATTTCATCTGCAATTCATCTGCAAAAACGCTGTTTTAACGGAAGATGACTTGCAAATATCGCAAGTAATGCGCAAATAGCCAAGCCTAAAAACCCTTGCAAATACAAGAAAAACCCCGCAGCCGTTGAGACTGCGAGGTTTTTTCATTGGTGGAGGCGGCGGGAGTCGAACCCGCGTCCGAAAGCACTTTAACAGGACTTTCTCCGGGCGCAGTCAGGATTTAAACATTCCCTCCGCGCAAGGACACCTGACGGACCTTACGCTTTGGTAGAGTCATGATGCGTGGGCAGGTCAACTCTTTCCCGCCTCACGGACGCCACATCAATGACGCCTTCCCCGGCCTGTGGCCTCTCCGGTTCAGACGGCTGCTTTAATT